TCACAGGACGGTGCCGTCGTATCTGCCTTCTTCGCCTCTGCCATAATCCGTTCCAGAATCGTCATCATACTTCCCCTCCAATACCTTCGGCAAATTGCCGTCCTTCATCAGCCAGTCAAAATCCGCCTGCCAGTTATTCTTATTTCCGCCTCGTAAAAACCTGCTGCGCTCCGCCTTTGTAAATGCCTGCTCGAAATCCGTAAGCGTGTAGCCGCTGTTCAACCTTGCATGGATTGCCTTCTTCCGCTTGTCCGAAATCACTTTTACCGCAGGGAAGGAAGGACAGAGCCTGTGGTAGGCAGCCACCACTGTGGATGCCGTTATGGTTTTCGGTTTTTCATTTTCATTTTCATTACCATTTTCATTTACATTTACATTTTCATTTTCATTAGGTTTTTCAAAAGCGTCCTTTTCTGCCCTGTTTTCAAAACCATAGGTTTCTGTTTTCTTCTCTTTTTCAAAACCATAGGTTTCCGTTTTTCCTTCTTTTTCAGAATCAACGGTTTTCGTTTTTTCCTCTTTTTTATTGCTATCGGTTTTGCTTGGTCTGCCGCCCTTTTTCCCTGCGGTATACCGATGGTTATTTGCGTCAATCTGCGGCTTGATTAAAAGAAAGATGCTCAGCACCGCATCCGATGCCTGTGTCGGCTCCGTACCGTTCAGCGCATAATCCGCAATCGTGTTGTAAATATCCGCCTGCACCTTCTTTGGCTGCCGCCGTATTGCCTCATAAAAGCTGCGGTAAAATACAAAGCTATCTCTCTCCATCTTCTTCACCTGCCTTATCTGCAAACGGCACAGGCGGTTCATAGTCCCGGTACAGCCGCATGAAATCCGCCAGCGGCATTGTCACCAGCCAACCGAAGTTGTTCTTCCGGTGAAAGACCGCCGGCAGCTCTCCTGCTCTGCTGTCTCTGACGGACTGTGCCACCGCATCCTCAAGATTCAGCCGTTCTACCCGTTTACATTCAATATGTATCCCCTCTAATCCGACTACATCCGCATCACCGTTTGCACCGCAGTATTGCTGCCCCCGGCGGCAGTCATAGCCGTATTCCCGCAGGATACGGGCAAGCTCTCGCTCGCCCCTCGCTCCCTTCTGTCTGCTATTCGTCAAGATAGTTCCTCCCTATCAGTTCCATAAATTCTTCTCTGCTGTATTCCTGCTCGTACGCTCTCTGGCAGGCTCGTTTCAGCCAGAGGTCTATGTTGTGTCCTTCTTTGCCATGCACACCATAGGTGCCTCTGTGCCATTCCGGTTTCAACCATACCCAGAAGCCATATTTATCCGAAATCTGCCGCAGGCCTGGCCCGAAATAAATGTGATGCTTTTCCAGCGGAACACCTTCTGCATCAGATAAAAAGCACCGCTTGCCCTTTCCTTGCAGGATGGAGTAATTATGACTTCCTTTCATGTTTCTTCCCCCATTCATGCAGCAGAGAATCCATTTCAGCCTGTGTCATTGTCTCAATACCAAGTGCCGCGCAATCCTGTATCACGCTGTCAATCAAGCGGCTCATTTCCTTTGTATCATAGGTGCTGCTGCCATAATAGGCGAACACCTTCTTACATCCGTCCAGTGTGCTGTCCACTACCTCTGTCAGCCAGCCTGTGCCGTTTCTCTGCCATGTTTCGCAGAACCGCTCCACTGCATCGGCACGCAATGCCAGCGGCTCATATTTCCCCACAAGGCGGATATGCTTGCGGTAAACCTCCTCCTTGCTGATGCTGAGCTTGCTGTCCTGCAGCCGTTCCGCAATCTTCGTGCAAAGCACCCAGAGGTAATCATTGGCATCCAGAGAACGCTTTTTCCGTTTCTTCTTTGCCGTAATCTCTAAGGTCGGCATGCCTGCCTGCGTGATTTCATCAATACTCGCCAGCAGGCGGCTCTTTTCGTGGTGCGGCACCAGAAAGGAAAGCTCCATGCTCCCATCCATCAGAAACTTAATGCCGTTGTATGTACCGTAGGTTTCCATCATTCGCCCTCACCCTTGTTCTTTCTTGCCGCGTAGTCCGCTGTAGCACAATCGGGGCAAAGACCACCGAATTTATCAAAATATTCCTGCGCGGTAAAGGTTCTTTTGGAGGTCTTGATTTCATCCTTCAGCTTCTGTTTGCATCTGGTGCAGTATACAGGCTCCTTCTTTTCGTCCTGACTGTATTTCGTTCTGCCTGCCGCCCAGTAAACATCCGCACCGATGCCTAATGCCTTCGCCGCCACGCTGATGGCATCCGTATACGCCATCTTGTAGCACTCGTCCGAGGTTTCGGGCGAACCCTTGAATACGTTCACCAGCATAGAGCCGCCGATGCCCTCAATGGGTCTGCTCCATTCCCCGTCCACCTTCACATACAGGTGAATCTCGCAGAAAGCAGCTACCCTGCCATCCTTGCCTTCCTCTGCCCAGATGCGCTTGATTTCCGTGTACCAGCCGACACCGCATACACCAAATAGCTCCGTCAGTTTCTGGATACGCCACATCGGGTTGATATCCGTAAAGCCGTTCAGCTTGCCGCCCTTGATGGTTTTTTTCGCCGCATCCGGCACCTCTCTGCCTGCGTTGTAATATCTCATGTTATCCATAAACATCTTCCCTTCTGATACAATCGTCACAACCGATGATTTCTCCATGCTTTTTGTAGAAATAGTCGCATTTCACACTGCCGCATACAGGGCACATCGGTTCTTCGGGTTCGTATTCTTCCTCTTTTCTGGGGTCTTCCGTGTATGTAAACGGTATCATCCGAACACCTTCCTGCAAATCTCCGCAGGGAAGCTCTCCCCGCTTAAGTACCAGCAGTTCCACCAAGGGTCATACTGCCATTCTCCGCTTTTCAGCAAAGGCTCGCCGTCCACACGGTTGATCTGCATCGTGCCTGTCCAGTTTTCCATTGCATTTCCCTCCTGTTTCTGTTATTCTGTAATTGAATATTTATCCATTCCCCCGAGGCGTGCCACCGCCAAAGGGGATATTTTATTTTTTTTGAAACACTTTTCGTATGTCATGCCTGTCTCCTTCAGAATCAGGTCAATGACATATTTCGTTGTTCCACCCTCTCCCTTCATCAATCTGATTACAGTTTTATGTGCTACCCCGATTCTTCCGGCAAAGTCACTGATTGACTTACAGTGCATCCATATCCATGTTTCCAGATTCGGGTAAATGCTCCATCCTGTGTCCTTCATTCCTGCACCTGCTTTCTGCGAAATTCATCTTTAAAGAAGAAATACTCCGTCAGAATATTCACCCCCAGGCACACGCCCAGAGCCGTCATGATGTACATATCTCCGAAGTAATACAGAATTGCACCGATGACCGTCAGATCCGCTACGATTGCCGTTGCGGCATAGCACACAAACCGTAACGCCCAGCGAATTGGTTTCCGTAAACGTCTGCGTTTTTTCATAATCTCACCTCTCTTTTCCTCCAATTCCCTTCTTCGTCTATGGATGCCTGTAGATGTATCAGTATGATCCCGTCCCCTTCCAGAAGGTCTAAAATCTGCCGCTTCGTCAGCTCCGCAAGGAATCTGTCTCCACCCCTGCAAAAATCGACCAAATACAGCGGCTCAGAGGATAATAGAACGCCCTTTCTCAACCTCCCGGGCTTCGGCAGATGAATGATACATTGATTCTTCATCTTTAACCCCCTAGCTTGCTTTTTCATCCTCTGTAAGGACATTTTCAAGCGAAGGAAAGTCCTTCTCATTCATTGCAGACAGCTTTTCGCTGATAGAATCCTGTAATTCTTCCATTGTTCCGCCGACCACCTTAGAAGTAATCGGCACACCAAACGAGGTCATGTACTCTTTCATTCTTTATCCCCCTTCCGCTTTTTAACTGCATCCAGTGCTACTGATACCGAATACAGAGCAATCACCATTGCCACCAACCCCACCACACCTGCGAAGGTCAGCAGGGTAAAGGCGGCAAGTAAATCTGCCATAGCATCCCCTCCCTTTAGCTTGCATCTTTATCTTCACTTACTGATTCTCAATCTTCCAAGAAATACTCAATGTTGACACCGAAATAGTCTGCAAGGACTTTCAGCTTGTCGACTTTTGGCTTACTTCTGCCTGTTTTCCAATCAGACAAAACAGACTGAGCAATTCCTGTATCCTTAGATACTTGGTATGCTGTTTTGTTGTTTTTGTCCAATAATTCCGCAAATTTTTCGTACACAATTACACCGCCTTTCCGTACCGTTTTATATTTACATTACTTCGGAAATGTGATATTCTATGTTTACTAGACAAGAATAATATTCCCGTAGCATTACATTAGAAATCGCAACGGATTTCTTTTGTATGCTCATACTATACTACGGTTATCCGTTTAAGTCAACATATTTTTACGGGTTTCTTTAGTATTATCATATTTTGTAAAGGGTGAACAAATTATGTATGAGATTTTTAGTAAATTGCTACAGAAAAACGGAGTAACTCCGTACAAAGTATCAAAGGAAACTGGGGTTTCGCAATCCACGCTTAGCGATTGGAAAAGAGGAATTAGTACGCCAAAATCCGATAAACTGCAAAAAATAGCAGATTACTTCGGTGTGTCTCTCGGCTACCTAATGGGGACAGAAGAAGAACCCAACGCCATCGACAAGGAAAACAACCCTATCGTTCTGGATGATGATGCGCTGGAACTTTTGGAAGAATTAAAAGAAAGACCGGAAATGCGAACCCTATTCAGCGTTTCCAGAAAAGCCACAAAAGAAGATATTTTAAAAGCTGTTAAAATCATCGAAGCATTAAAAGGGGATGATTGATGATGGAGTATTACATCAGATACATAGATATGCCCTCAGCCACAAAAGGAATGACTATCGAGGATTCAGATGGTTTTTTCAATATTTACATCAATGCCAGCCTATCCGCCGCAGAGCAGGAGGAGGCTATCAAACACGAAATCAGACATTTGGAACGAAAAGATTTTGACACAGAAAAAAGTCTCCGAGAGGCAGAAGCGTTATAACAAAAAAAACTCCCCCTGTGATACCGCCATATCACAAGGGGAAAAGAAAGTCACTATTCAGCAGCCTTCCACATCAAAAATATCACAATATGCAAACATTGTCAAATGATGTAAAAGGAGGGCATATTTATGGGAATGAGATTCCGCAAAAGTTTTAAAATCGCCCCCGGCGTAAAGCTGAACCTCAGCAAAAGAGGAATCGGTGTCAGTGCCGGCGTAAAGGGGGCGCGTGTCTCGCTCAATTCCAAAGGGCGTGTCACAAAATCCGTTGGCATCCCGGGGACGGGTATTTCTTATGTAAGCAGCAGTAAGTTGGGCGCATCCAAAAAGAAGGCAACCGCCAAGAAAACCTCTGCCAAGGCATCCACTGCATTTGCTGCAGAGAATCCTTCCGCAGATACCACCCCCACGCCGCCTGTTTCCGATAATTCTTCCCCCACCCCCGGCGGAAAGATGAACCCGAAAAGCATCCTGCGTTGGGTAATCTATATCGCAGTTATCTGCATCGCGACCCAGATCAGCAAAAAGCTATGCTACCCTTCTATGCTCTTCGTTGGGCTGTTCCATCTGTTCCAAGCCAGAAACACCCTCACCGATGAGCAGAAGAAGAAAAAATCTACCATTCGCACCTGCTGCTTTCTGGTGTTTACGGTACTCGGATGCCTCGTGACGATACCCACGCCCAATGTGGAGACCATCAAGCTAACCGCAGATGAGGACACCATGGACATCAACGAAGAACAGTTGATTTCCTTTACATACACGCCCAATGATGCGGATGCCTCCAACCTCTCGCTTGAGCTGTCCGATGGCACGCTTGCAAAGGCGGAGCAGACAGAGGACGGCATTGTCCTGCATACACAGGCAAAGGAAGGCACCTTCACACTGATTGCCAAAAAAGGCTCTGTGGAAAGCAACGAACTGACCTTCCAAGTCATTGATAAGGAAAAGGCAGAGCAGGAACGCATTGCCGCTGAGAAGAAAGCCGAAGAAGAACGTATCGCAGCCGAAAAGAAGGCAGAGGAAGAACGTCTGGCGGCGGAGAAAGCGAAACAGGAACGCATCGCCGCACAGCAGCAGAGTCAGGCACAGTCCCAGAACTCCGCTACGGTTTACGTCACCCCGACCGGCAAGAAATATCACTATAACAGCTCCTGCAATGGCGGCAGCTACTCCCCTACTACTTTGGATAACGCTATTAAAATGGGGCTGACACCTTGTAAAAAATGTGTTGGGTAATCCCCACTAAATAAAAAAAATCCCCCTTCCTGCGCCAACAGGAAAGAGGATTCATATAGCGGTCATACCATGGTATAATCCGCCCTCGACAAGCAGATTATAACACAAGACCGCTTTATTTGCTATACCTAAAATCAAATAAAGGAGGTCTGAATATGTTAAAAGCAGCATTATACGCCCGTGTATCTTCCGAGGAGCAGGCAAAACGGGAAAACTCTATTCCTGCACAGCTGCGTGCCCTACGTGAGTATTGCCAGAAGAATAATATTGAAATATTCAAGGAATACAAAGACGAAGGTATCACAGGGCAGATCAGCAAACGCCCTGCATTTCAGCAGATGCTTTCCGCTGCCTTTTCCGGAAAAATCAATGTGATTCTTGTCCATAAATTTGACCGCTTTGCTCGTAAAGTAGAACTGTCCCGCTCTGTCAAAAACAGCTTGCAGGCTGCCAAGGTGAATGTGGTTTCCATCACAGAACCTATCGAGGATAGCCCCATGGGGTTCTTCATGGAAGGTCTTTATGAGCTGATGGCTGAATATTATGTGCGCAATCTTTCCGCAGAGGTATTCAAAGGAATGAATGAACGCGCTTTGAAGGGTAAGCACATGGGACAAATGCCCTACGGCTATTACTGCAAAGACGGAAACGTCTATGTAAATGAGACACAAGCAGAGGTTATCCACAAAATCTACAGATTTTATGACGATGGTTGGGGGCACATGAAAATCGCCAAATGGCTGAATGAAAGCAAAATCCCCACCTATAAGGGCATCATCGGAGGATGGCAGACATTTCAGGTCAAGCAGATTTTGAAAAATTCCAAATACATCGGCGAAAACCTCTGGAATGGCACCGTATACCCTGCTGATTTTCCCGCTATCCTAGAGCCGGCTCTGTTTCATCGAGTGCAAGAGAAATCCAATCTCATGACACGCACGCATACCTACAGAGGAAATAACTACACCAAGCATCACCTTCTGGGACTGCTCTACTGTGGCGAATGTGGCAGCATTATGCGTGTCAAGCCTAACCAAGATTGGCAACGCCGCAAGTTCGACACCTACACCTGTCGGGATGCCAGCCAATACAGGGGAGATTGCCGCTTCACAAAGATATTTGATGCCGCAAAGCTGGAAAGTGAAGTGGATGCTTATCTTAGAAGTGTCCTCGCAGGTGCGCCTATTTCCTTAATTGTCAGCAAGGATGCAGAGAAGGTGAAGCCAGCAGATGCTTCCAAAAGCCAGATCGAAAAAATAAATGCTGAGCTCAAGCGAGCGAAGGATGCTTATTTAAGCGGTGTTTTCGATTTGGATGAGTACAGGGAAATTCGTCAAGGTCTGGAGAAAAACAAAAAAATATTAGAAGCAAAAACGGAGGATGCTCCCGCTCCTCTCCAGGCAAATGAAAAAGAGGATATTCTACGCAAAAAAATAAAATCCGCTTGGGATTTATATAGAAATGTGCAAACTGCAGAAGAAAAACGAACTATCCTAAAGACATTTATCCATAAAATTCTTATATATAGGGATAGGTGGGAGGTTGTTTTCTATATATAGTGGTTTTATATACACCCAAAATTGATAGGTGCCTGACCGCCGATGTTAGTTGGTCTTTTTCTATCTGACACAGAATCATCTCCTTTTAACAGGTACTTATTATAGCATATCAAACGCGTTTAAGCAAAACGCTTTTATTGACAGAATCACTTTCTTTTGCTATCATGAAGATAAGAAAAGGATTATCGCTTTTGGTCGGGCGGTCAGTCCTGATTAATCAAGTAAGACCGTCTAACTCTTGTTAGGCAACATTTTTTATTTATCTCCTGTTTTTACACAGGGCGATAATAGCTACAATAAAAGGATTACCGCTTTTGGTCGGGCGGTCAGTCCTAATATCTCAAGAAAGACCGTCTAACTCTTGTTAGGCGGTCGTTTTTTATTTATCCCCTATTTTGATACAGGGAGATAAGCGCTACTACAAGTATACCAATCTGAATTAAATCAGAATATGTAACACAATTCATAGCATCACCCCCTTTACAGAGAGTGACTGAACCGCCAAGCGATAATCCGTTCTTATAGCTTATCATACTTTCCTTTTTTCGACAATCTTCCTGCATAAAAAAAGAGCGAAGATCCTGCGATCTCGCCCTTTTTATATTCTGTCTTGATTTTTTGCAGCTCAGCAATCCGAAAAGAATTACTTTCTGCCGTATTTCTTGTTGAACTTTTCAACTCTGCCGCCGGCTTCCAGAAGCAGTTTCTGGCTGCCTGTGTAGAAGGGATGGCATTTGGAGCAAACTTCGACTCTGATTTCGTCCTTTGTGGAACCTGTTACAAATTCATTGCCGCAGTTACATCTTACTTTTACCTGTTTGTATTCGGGATGGATACCTTCGCGCAT